AGGCAGGTCACACAATATTATTCACTAGATACACACTATCTTCTGCCTATATATCCATCATACCAGAGTTTATTGAGAAGCTTGAACTGTTTGGGTGTTTAGGGGATTTTCGTATCACTAAGGATGAAATACTAAACAAACGTTCTGGGAGTAAAATAATATTCAGAGGGATTAAAACATCAAGCGGAGATCAGACTGCAAATCTAAAGTCTTTGACAGGGATTACTACTTGGGTGGTTGATGAAGCCGAAGAACTAACAGATGAACAAAAGTTTGATACTATTGATTTATCAGTTAGGCAGCAAGGCAAACCTAATAGGGTTATATTGATTTTAAACCCTACAACAAAAGAGCATTTTATATATTCAAGGTTTTTTGAAGATAGAGGCGTCAATGAGGGTGTGAACACAACTAAAGAAAATACAACCTACATACATACAACCTACTTAGATAACAAAGAGAATCTATCTAAAAGCTACTTGGAACAAATAGAGCAGATGAAGATTAGACGCCCTGAAAAATACAAGCAACAAATATTGGGTTCGTGGTTGGATAAAGCAGAAGGGGTTATATTTAATAATTGGAATGTAGGAGAGTTCAAACATATAGGCACAAGCGTATGGGGTCAAGATTATGGATTTGCCTCTGATGAAAATACTTTAGTTGAAACAAACATCGACACCTCAAATAAGATTATATACTTAAAAGAATGTTTTTATTTAAAAGCTTTAACGACGTCACAAATAGCTGAACTCAATTCAAGACACGCTAAAGGCGGATTAATTATTGGGGATAGTGCTGAACCAAGATTATTGCACGAACTAAAAGCAAAGGGATGCAATGTAAGAGCTTCAATCAAAGGTCAGGGGAGTATTACTTACGGGATCAGCTTATTGCAAGATTACGATATTATTGTGAGTCCAGATAGTACTAACTTAATTAAAGAGCTAAACAATTATAGGTGGTTGGAAAAAAAGTCAAAAACACCAATTGATGCGTGGAATCATATTATTGATGCGGTTCGTTATGCGGTTGGCTTTCAATTACAGAATCCAAACAGAGGGAAATATACAGTATCTTAATCTGTTGAATAAAAAAAATAAAAAAAAGTTAATTAAATGTTTATTATTCCAAAAAAAGGTGTATCTTTGTAGGGAACAAAAACAACAATACTATGACTTTTACAAACGAATATCCAAAAAAAGAAATAACAATAATCACTAATGTAAAAACTGGCTCTTTAACATCTGATAATACTGCTGAAATACATTTTAGAGATTTTAAAGGTTATTTAGATACCGTACAGCATATAGTTTTAACAGGTTCAAGAAATGCTTGGCACGAAGTCAAAAACGAATTTCTTTATGACACTTTAATGGCAAATATAAAAGAAACTTATAAAGATAGTTTTGGTAGAAAAATGAAAGTAAAAGTTTTAAGCTAGTAAAACAAATATATTTAATTAACCCCTGCAGAAATGTGGGGGTTTTTTTGTATCTTATAGTTACTAAAATAAATTAAAAAAGTTTATATATTAATATGGAAGTAAAATTAATCATACCAACAACGTTAAATGAAATCACTCTTGGGCAGTACCAAGAGTTTTCAAAACTAGATATTACAAAGGAATCAGAGGTGCAATCAAAGATGATTGAAATATTTTGTAAAGTACCAGTTGAGGTTGTGCGATCAATGAGAGCCACCGATATAAAAGAGATTTGCGAAGTTATAAATACGATGTTTGATGTTGAACACCAACTAATAAATAGGTTTCAATTAAACGGCAATGATTACGGCTTTATACCAGACTTAGAAAATATGAGTTTTGGTGAGTATGTGGATTTGGATACCTTCATAGGTGACAACGATACACTTCACAGAGCAATGAATGTTTTATTCAGACCTATTGATTTAAAACAAGGCTCACGCTATACACTAAAAGATTACGATCCAGATTCAATTGAAGCCGCTAAGGATTACCCCTTGGACGCTTGTTTTGGTGCTATGGTTTTTTTTTACGCTTTAGGGAGGGACTTGTCGATAGCTATGCTGAACTCTTCGAGCAAACAGAACGAGGACAATTTAGCGCAATATCTGGGTTCACTTCCAAATGGGGGTGGTACAATTCAATCTATGCAATCGCTGACGGAGATATTACAAGATTTGAAAATATCACTAAATTAAACGTTCACGAGTGTTTGACTTATTTAACGTACACAAAAGAAAAAAACGAAATTGAGTCAAGAAATATAAAAAGTAAATTTAATTAAATGGCAAAAACAGGAGTAAGAGGTTTTTATTTATTAACCCAAGCAATCAAAGATCAATTGTTATCAGATATAAATGTCAATACCGTTACAGAAGGGGACTTGTTTGATGTTGATTTATCTAAGCAATCAATATTTCCTTTGTCGCATTTAATAGTGAACACCGTAGCGGCTCAAGAAAGTGTATTGAGGTTTAACATTTCTGTTTTATCAATGGATATAGTTGATGAAAGTAAAGAACCAACCACGGATATATTTATAGGAAACAATAATGAGCAGGACGTTTTAAATACACAACTAGCGGTTTTAAATAAGTTAGTACAAGTTTTAAGGCGTGGCGATTTATATAACGATAAATATCAATTAAGTGGGGATGCAAACTTAGAGCCGTTTGTTGATAGGTTTGAAAACAAAGTAGCAGGGTGGACGGCAACGTTTGATGTATTTGTAAACAATGATATTGAAATATGCTAGCAGATAAAGCCCTACAAGAGGAACTTAATAAGTTCGCTAAATACGTTGTCCAACAATCACGAAGCAACTTAACAAAAGGGAGTTCTGATTATGGTACATACAACGACACTAAGGGGCTTTATAATAGTTTAAAGGGTAATGTATCGGTAAATGAAAAAGGAGCTAACCTAAGCTTTGAAATGGCTGATTATGGTAAGTTTAAAGATAAAGGTGTTCGTGGTAAATCGTCAAGTTCAAAAGCTCCTAATAGTCCATTTAGGTTTGGTAGTGGAACAGGAAGAAAAGGCGGTTTAACTGAAGCGATGCAAAGCTATGTTAAAAGACGAAAGATACAATTCAGAGATAAAAAAACGGGTAAGTTTTTAACTTACAAAAGTACTGCATTTTTAATAGCTAGGAGTATATATCAAAAAGGTACAAAGGCTAGTTTGTTTTTTACCAAACCATTTGAAGCGGCATTTAAAAGGTTGCCAGATGAATTACTACAAGCATATTCAATAGGATTAGAAAAAGATTTAATAAAATTAACACAAAAATAAAATGGCAAATCAAATAAACTGGGGCGAAATATATTGTTTTTCAAATTGGGGGGATGAAGCAAATAAAAAATCAGTTCCAGAATTTCCTGCAACTTGTAATCCCGTTGTAGAAGATGGTGTGTGTGGTGTTGTATATCAATGGGATGATTTAAACCCTTCATTTCCAAAAGTATTTAATATTTCAATAAATCAAGCAGGGGAATCATACATAGACTTTGAGGCTTATAACAGACCTACTAAATTTGTTGTTGTTCAAAGCGGTGTTACTTTGGTAGATACAGGATATAGATCAAGTTCTCCCTCTACTTGGCAGTCACAACTAGATTCGTATTTAAGTGAAAGGGGATTACCATTAGAAACAATTACACAACCATCAAGCAATATTATAGACTTTTACGTAAATAGGGATATTTTAGTTTACGTATATGCACCTTTAGAAAAACAAGGGTTTTCTGGTTGGGAATTTAAAATACGTTGCACTTGATAAAAAAATAAATTATGGCAAAAATTAATGTAAGAAGTCCTTTTTATGTAAACAAGACCGCTACTAGATTAACCTCGGTTGATATGGAGTTATGGGTTTACACGGGTACACAGACAACTGATAGAACTTCTAGTAATGGATCATTTTTTCAATTAACCTCAACTGCCGTTTCTGATAACTGTACTTTTGAAATTTCAGAAATAGCGAAGGATTTTATTCAGCAAAATTTTACAGGCGATTATTACAACAATAATGTTTGGATTGATTATAGAACTAGAAACTATATTGGGGGCGTTGCTTAATCTT